GACGTGCTGACTGAGCTGCCGGAGAAAAGATATTCCGTCATTCCCATTTCCCTCGACGGAAAGGAAGCATTTTATCAAGCAACGCTCCGAGATGCTGTCGGCGAATTGAAGGACGGAGATTCACAACTTCAAAAGATTTCAGCAATATCCAAGCTCAGGCAAGCTGCCGTCGAATGTAAGTTTGAAAACTGTTGTGAATGGATTGATGACTTTCTCGAGTCGGGACGCAAGCTCATAATCTTCGTGATCCATCACAAGACGTCCGACCTACTCATGGCAAAATATAATAAAACAGCCCTGCAATTTGACGGCAGAACTCCATCGCAAGCAAGAATGGAAATCATCAAGGAGTTTCAAACCAACGACAAAGTAAAAATCTTCATAGGCAACATTCAAGCCGCAGGAACAGGGATTACATTAACAGCAGCGAGCGACGTCCTGTTTATGGAATTGCCGTGGACTCCTGGAGATCTCGAACAGGCGTCTGACCGTTGTCATAGAATTGGACAGAAAGAAGCTGTAACTATAAACTACGCAATCGCGAAAGGGACGCTTGAGGAAGATATGCTGGAGCTCCTGAGAGGGAAGCAAAAAGTGCTTGACAAGGTGCTCGACGGAGAGACGGACAAAGACGCAGGAAGCATCTTTGATAAGCTCATAAATAAAATTCTTAAATGAAACTAACGCAAACCGTATAATAGAATAAGGAGAATTGATGGCTCAAATACTGCAAAATAAAAAACGACACACCCGAGGAGCTCTTTGCACTTGGGCTATTAATAATTTTCCAAGAGAAACGAAAAACCGATATGCCGCTTATTGCAAAGCGAACGACGCCACGATGCTCGACATGACGGAATATCTCATCTCAAAAGAGCTCCGAGAAAATAAAGTTTTTATTCCAAAACTCAGAACGGACAACCGCTTGCGTGATCTATTCAAATGAAAACACTCAACATCAGAAAACTTTGTGACGACTATGGATTAGCATGGCAAGAAAGTTCCACCGGCTGGATCCAGATGTATTGTCCTTTTTGCTATCGTGGCGACGGGAAATACGGGCTTGGATATAAGGACGGGTCGTGGACTTGCTTTCGATGCGGGAAGCTCAGGGAGTGGGAAACCATATCCAAGATGCTTCGCGTATCAGAAAAGGAAGCCGCTACAATTGCTGATAAGTATGGAAATATAAATCACATCGTAGAGCAAAAGGAAATCAAACGCGCCTCCAGAATAGAATTTCCCTATTGCACAGAAAAAATGAAATCTCCCCATCGTCACTATTTGGAAAAGCGTGGATTTGATCCTATTAAATTAGAATGGGATTGGAACTTACTCGGCACTGGGGCTCTTGGAGCTTTCAAGCATCGAATCATAATCCCTGTAAACCAAAATGAGAATCTCGTTTGCTACCAAGGTCGAGACATTACAGGGCTGGCAAGTGAACGATACAAGAATTGTCAAAACGAGAAAGCCGTCACGCAAATAAAAGATTGTGTCTATGGAATGGACGAAGCCACCGGAGAATCTATTGTGATCACGGAAGGTGTCACGAAAGTTTGGCGGCTCGGTCCGGGAGCGGTCTGCACGTTTGGAACCGTCGTCACCCCAGCTCAAATAAGAATACTCAAGCGGTGGAAGCATCGTGTGGTTCTCTTTGATGGAGATGAGGCAGGGATAGATGCCGCAGAACGATTAGCGAGCGAGCTCAGCATATTTCCTGGAGAGACTACAATAATATCCAGCGAGGTGAAAGACATTGCAGAGCTTGATCAGGCGGGTGCAGATAATCTAATGAGGAGATTAATGAAATGAATAATCAAATAGAAGCATACGACCGAAGCCAAGAACCAGCAGTATTCTCAAAATCACTATCCGACTTGATTCTCAAGCAAAACAAGCCAGCAGATCTCATTGCCCTTTACTGGTTTTATTATTACACCGCAAAATGGCAGAAAACAAACCAACCAAAAGCCACTAACGGGTATGTAGCAAAAGGACTTCACTGGTCAGCACAACGAGTAATTGTGATTGGGAAACAACTTCAGCAATTGGGACTGATAGAGAAAAGAAAATACCGGAATCCAGAAACAAAAAAGATTGAGGGACATTACGTATATATTAAATTCATTTGGGGAAAACAAGAGATAAGAAAAGCTATACTAAAGGAAAGCGACAGTATGGAAATCCTTAATACAAATTCTTTAAGTTCTAATAAATTAAATTCTTTAAGTTCTAATAATAAAAGAATTTTGCAGAAGAAGGAATCTTTCGATCCTTTCGATCTCCCGATTAAATTATCAAAATCACGGAAGGTCTCCCGAGCATGGGAGGAATTTATTCAGCACCGAAAAGAAATAGGACACAAACTCACTCCGCTCGCATATAAAAAAATCATTCAAGAGATGCTCGAGCAGGATAAAGAGTCTATCGTCATTGAAATAAATTATGCAATCGCACAAGGCTGGCGAAAACCGTTCTTCAAAGCTGGCTTCAAAACTGCTCCCTCCTCATCTTCAAAGAAAATACATTTTAAGAATTCGGAAGAAGCAAAAGGACTGTCAGATATTATAGAACGATATCTTGGAAAAGAAAATGTGTTATACGCAGAACAATTCATAAGACAAATTGTTTCCGAAATGAAAGATTACTATACCAACTTACCTGATACTATTACTTATCATCTCGATTGGCACACTTTCTTTTTCAAATGGCTTGCTTATCTCGACGATAAACAGCATAATAAATTTCAGCTTCAAAATATCAACCAGCTTAATCTTAAACGAACACGATGGAATGAATACATTTCCCGCCTCGAAAATGAACTCGGATTGAAGTTTCCGTTATGAAAATAAAACGTAGAAAAATAGACGGTTCGCTTGAGCGAAGGATCATGACCGGCGCGATCGTGTCGAGCAGGTTTCTCAAGGAAGCATTCTCGTTCTACGATCCTGAGCTTATCGAGCAATCATACATGAGAACGATCTTGGAGTGGTGCTTTCAGCACTGGAAGAAATATGAGAAGGCTCCAAACAAAAGTATTAAGGATATTTTTGAGGCACGGGCTTCAAAGCTCCAAGAGGGAGATAAGGATTTGATCGCCGATCTGCTGTCTGCCCTGTCCGAGGATTATGAGCGGTCGGAAAACTTAAATGTTCCTTATCTGCTCGATCAAGCTGAGGAGTGGTTTAAGACTCAAAGTTTGGCTCAACTGTATCGTGACGGAAAAGCTTTGGTCGCTCAGGGCGACGTGGAACAAGCAGAAGGATTGCTCGGTTCATACAAGCGGGTCGGGAGACCCGAGACACTTGGTGAGAATCCGTTCAGGAATGCGGAGACGATCATGAGCGCGTTTGAACACGAGGAGACGCCGCTCGTGACTTTTCCCGGAGCACTTGGCAGGATGCTGAACGACGAGCTTTGTCGTGATAAACTTTTCGCCGTGCTTGGACCTGAGAAGAGAGGAAAAAGTTTTTGGCTGAACGAGATCGCTTTCCGTGCGTCGCTGGCTCGAAGGAATGTTGCCCTGTTCCAAATTGGGGATATGAGCAAAGAGCAGGTGATAGTCCGGCTCGGCGTTCGCTTGACGGGACGAAGTAATCGCAAGCGATATTGCGAGGAGCATCCGTCTCCCGTTCCCGACTGTCTTCTGAATCAGCTTGGAACATGCGAACGGCGCAAGAGGAGCAGAAGTTCCATCATCGAGAAGCGTGGAGTCAAAACAATTCATGAGGCATACGAATCGGGAGTTGAACATGAGCCTTGCACGAAGTGCTCTAAAGAATTTGATTTTCGCGGATCGTTCTGGTATGAATCCATTCCTGATGTCAAGACGCTCACGTGGCGGGAAACATTCAAGGCTGGGCAAAAGTTCTTGAGCCGGATTCGCGGCAGGGATTTTCGATTGTCAGCTCATGCGAGTGATCAGCTTTCGGTCTCTGGACTCAAGCTCATTCTCGACAACTGGGAATCCTTCGATGGATTCGTTCCCGACGTGATCGTGATAGATTATGCCGACAACCTCGCACCGGAATCTGAGGACGCGAGGAAGGACGTCAGGCATCAGGAGAACCATAAGTGGAAAATGCTTCGCGGACTTTCACTCGAGAGACATTGTCTCGTGGCCACGGCAACACAAGCAGCAAGTCGCGGGTATGGGAAAGTGAGTTTGGAGATGGATGACTATTCGGAAGACAAAAGAAAACACGGGCACGTCACCGCCGAGATTGGACTCAATCAAACGCTCGACGAGAAGAGAGCGAAGCTCATGCGGATCAATTTCATCGTTCAGCGAGAGGGCGAGTTCTTTTCCGAGGACTCGGTGGTGGTCGGGATGGACTTGGGGCGAGGCCGTCCGGTGCTTTTCTCATATCGAGGCTGATAAGGGGTCAGGCATGAGCATAGACAAGCATGAAACAGCGATAGAACGTCGTGGAACGACGATAGAAGCTCGTAGAATGATACCATTTTTACAGAGACGTATATTATCACTTATTTTTAGATTCATTGGCTTATAGAGCAAAATATGACTAAATGAAAACAGATCAAATTATAAGAATCAGTTAAATGAAAACAGACCAAACTCTATAATAGTAATAGAAGGAACAAGTGTGCCTCATAAAGAGGCGAAACCAAAAGGAGGCGGTATCATGGTAAAGAAGGTAAAGAATAAGGAGGATATATCAACGCTGCATAAGTTGATGATCAGTGCAGCGAAGGATATCAATAAGAAACTGGAGTGCGATCCTCCTCTGGATGTGAAGGCGGACGAGGACGTACTTCTCAAGGATCTACTTGACGTCATTCCCTGTCTTGACAAAGAGAAGGACGATCTCGCGGTAGCGACTTGGAACACGCTGGATAGGATTGCAAAAAAGGAGGACACGGAAGAAGAGAAACAAGTGGAAAAACCAGTTGACAAAAAAGAAATAAAGGA